AGTAAAGGTTGTTGTCGTTCCATCTGTGAATGTGATCGTGTATGTATCTACAAGTCCGCTTGTTCCAGTCTTGGTGATGCTTACAATTCCATTTCCTGTTGGTCCTGTTGGTCCTTGTGGTCCTGTTGGTCCATCATCACCCTGCGGCCCTTGAGGTCCTGTTGCTGAAACTCCTGTATCAACAAAAGTCTTTGTTGTGGTATCAAACACAAACCAATTGCCGTTTTGCCCTATACGTGGATAGTTTGAAACCCATGTCTCAGCATTATCAGCAGCGGCTTCTGCTCTATCTGCATCAGCTTCAACATCAGCAGCGATTCCATCAATTCTCTGAGCCAACTCAGCAGCCTCTTCAATCAACGGCAATTCCGTTTCGGAAATCACAGTGTCATCAGCAAGGGCAGCAGGCTCAACATAAAGAATGAAATTAACTGTTGCAATCCTATCATTACCATTGGCAATGACCAATTCACATGTGACCTCACCGCTTACCGCTGTCATCTGCTGAGTGATAACCAATGTGACAACATTTGAGCCCTCTGTGACAGTAGCGGCATATTGGAATCCTGTTCTGTCTGGCTTTGTGCCTTGGACAAATCCCCCGTATCCAACAGGGATATTGAATGCCTGATCTCCGTTATACAAGAGCATCTGCAATGTTCGTGTTCCAGCATCATACTGACTGACATTGACCCTCGGCAGCACTTGTCCTGGTATGAGGTTTAATTTAAGTGTTTGTGTTATCATTTGACCCCTCCAAATCATTAAATATTTGACTTGCTTTTTTCAGTGCCTCATTTTCTTTTTTCAGCTCTTCGATTACTGCGGTTTGCTGAATTATTGCATTGGTGTAATCGTTTGCCCTCTTGCGCTCAAAATATGAGCTTGCATCTCTCAAGATCATGCACATCAAATCAGCTGGAAGATTGTGCTCTTTCATTACCTCTTCAAGTAGATTTTTGATGTCCTCTGTTGCCTTTGAACAAACAATTGTCATTGGAACATTTGCATCCATTTTCTTTTCTCCCTCAAATTATGATATTGATTGAATCAGTCCATCAGCGGAATTGATTGCTCCTGTATCGGCTGCAACGGCTTTTAAATACGTTTTACTAACTAAACCAACACTTGATGGAGCATAAAAGTTATCAGTCGTCTTGTTCAATGTGTATGATGGCACACTGATGGTCTGAGATGGGATACTCACATAAACTGTGCCTCCACCAGCTGGAACAGTGATCTGAACTTGCTGTTGTGGAATCGTGACGCTTTGCGTTCCAGCCGACAATGATGTGCTATCATTTAGCACCCTTCTATACTCATAACCTCCACCGATTGGAACATTGTCAAAGATTTCCTCAGTTTCATACGTGATGCCTTTCACAAAACTTGTTGCACCGCTAACTCCAACAACTCCATTGAGTGCTAACTTCCCAATAATATTGAAATAACCATCACCAATCTCAAGAGCAGCGGATTGTGTTCCATCCACCTTGTAGCCTGTGATTTTTCCCATGTCCATCTCAAGTTTTCTGCCATCAGCTGTGATTGATGTGATCTTGCCTGTGTTGTTCAACTTGAAATATGTTGAATCAATGGTCAGATTCTTGGAAGTCAAGGCACCTGTCACAAGATTAAAAGTCGTGTTTGCATTCTCATCTTGGAGCACTCCAGCCTTTATGATGTTAGCGTTGAGCGTTCCTGTATCAATGAAATCTGCCACAAAATGACCATCAATGGTCCATGCTGTTGTGAATGGTCCATTGTAACCGCTTGTGCTAAATCCGATACCATTCAGATTCATTCTGATGACGTTAACCGCTGTGGTTATGTCATCCGTATCCATAATCAGGATCTCTTGAGGCTCACCATCTGCATTGACATTAAACACCACATGACCACCAAGACCGCCTTGAATGAGCTTTGTGGCTCTGGCAATGGCCTTTTGCATGTGTGTTGTTTGCTGTTCCTCAGAATTGGTTATTTCCTCATCAAAATAGCTGTTTAATGTGTAGTAAGTATCTCCAAGAGTAATGGAATTGTATCTCTCTTGGAGCACGTTATAATCTGTTTTTACAACCTTGGTGCTGAAATCAATCCCCAAAGGAGCATATTTGACATGCACCACATCACACATCTGAACTCTCTCAAGAGCAGCTATGTGTTTATATTCCTCAGTGTTCCAGAGGGCCACAAAGGAAACAGTGATGTTATTCTTTAACTTCCAGCCCTCATTCCTTGCGACATAGCTTTCTGCCTTGGCTCTTAGCTGTGCAACTGTGGGCTGTTCCTCATACTCACTTGAGAAATCAACAGGCTTTATTATGTAAAATGGAAAATCGCTTGTATGTGATGACAGCACAACCTTTTCAGGTAGTGTGACTGTGTTCTCTCCATCAGTCCAATAAGGAACAATGCCTGTATAAACATTGGTCATATCAATGACGTTCTTTATATCAGTGATATTTTTCCCATAACGGAGCGTGACACCATTATCAGCACCACGATCTTGATGCAAGATGACATCCCATCTTGAAAACTCATAATCACCCTGACCATATACATCAAGGATTGAGCCACCTTGACCACCTAACATGCCCCTCACGGACATTGGTGTGTCAATGGAATAATCAACAGTGCTGACTATGTCTGTTGTAAAGCTGAATGGATTGGTTGTTGCTGAATAAGATGGAATACTTGAAAAAGCCTCTTGGAGCGTTCCAGCACTAAAAGGCATCACAACAATGTCATTCAAGCGATATGAGATGTGTTCAGCCTTTATTGTGCAGATACCATTCAAAGGCTTCTCAATACGATAAATCTCAAAGGGCTCGGTCAGTCCACCATCATGAGGCTGTGCAAGAATTATTTTGCCCTCTTGAATGTCCTGAAAATGGATTCCACTAACAGGATATGTCATTTCAAGCTCATAAGTGGCATTTCTCTCTTCCACAACCTTACAAGAGATGGCATCAGATAATCTCCCCAAGCCATTTGATGTGAATGCGGTTTCAGTTCCTTCATATAAAATAGGAATCATATTATGTACCACCTTGGTGTGATTTCAATGCTTGTTATGTCACCATCAAAAGAGATATTATTCTCTCCTGGATGCAAAACAATGTCATCAGTGAATGAAACATAACTATTGCAATTAACAGCGCCCTTGTAGGCATCCATGATCTCACAATCAATATCCATGTACCCATCAAGATTAGTGATAGAAATTGTTTCAGATCCAACACCAACGGATCCTGTTCCTGTTCCATATACCTTGATGAATGGCTTAGATGGAAAATTAGTGCGATTCAAAATAATTCCAGCAGCAGAGAACTCAACTGCCTCTTCTCCACTCTTCAAAAATCTCTGAGGCTTACAATCAAAATCAAGCGTGAACTTTCCTGATCTGTTCATATAGCCAGCAGTGTCAATGCTCGGATTGGTCTTGAATCGTGCCATCCTAAACTCATATGGATGGTATGTATCTTCAAGCCTCTGATAACCAATCAATGATCCTGCATAATTTAGGAAATCTCTTATTCTTGATGGTAAATCCTCAACAATGTAAGATGGATATTTCACGGAAATGTTCTTAAAATTCCCCATATCAATAAGGAGGCTACCGTTTCGACCAGCAACCTCCTGTGATAATACATTTCTTTCAGGAGCGGAATAGGTGCTTTCGCCTGAAATGAATATCCCAAATTCATGTGTACTTCTTCCATTGAATGTCAGATAATGCCTCATCCGAATGCAACCCCTCTCCTCATAACATTTTCTGTTATCCTCTGCTCAATTACATCTGCAAGCTCACTCACATTCTGACCTTGAGCACCATAAACATTGATATTGAATGTGTTCGTTGAATTATTAGCCATGCCCTGACTGTTCACCTGTGGCACCATGTTCTGAGCAAGTCCGTTCATGGCCTGTGCTACCTGTGGAATGCCTTGATTGATTCCATTTACAAGTTCGTCAATCATATCAGGCATGTATGTATGGAAATTACTCAAAGGACCGACATCTGGCTCAGAGAAATGAATGTAACTTGAAATCATTCCTGCAAGCTCTGAGATCTTAGCTCTTAGAGCATCAATCTTTGCCTGTATGCCATCAATGAGATTCTGCACCATATCTTTGCCCCAATCATAGAACTTCTGAGGCAATGACTTTATGTAATCGGCAGCAGCTTCCATGCCCTCAATAATGGCATTTTTAGCACCCTCAATTCTCTCTGTGATGGCTGTCTTGATCTTGTCGAATATTTCCTCAAACTTGGTCTTGATATTTGTGAGCGTGGTGCTCAGCCAAGTCTTGATATAATTCCATGTGGTTGTGATGGCTAGTTTTAAGAATGCCAGGGCCTCACTTACTGTGGTCTTGACATTAGCCCACATTGTTGTGAATGATGCTTGCAAATTAACACCAAACATTTCAAAGAATCCAAGTACCATCTGGATAAACGCTTCAATGAAACTCAACATTCCCATCACCCAATTGTTAAATGCTTCTGAGAGATAATTGAAACAGCCCTCAAAATCACCATTTATCAGTGCAATGAATGCCTGAATGATATTAGTGATGAATGAAATGATGTTTGTTATCGTTTCAATGATCGGTCCTACTGCACTAGCTATTCCGTTCACCACTCCTGTAATGAATCTGAATATCAGCTCAAAAACAGGAGCAAGCATTGTCATCAATCCATCAAAAGCCTCTTTGAGTGATGCCAGAGCTGGCTTTATTCTCTCAAGAGCCCCTGCTAAGTTAGTCTGCAATGTAGCAACTACTTGCTGAATGCTCGCTCTAAACTCTTCATTTGTGTTGTAAAGATAAGCAAATCCAGCAGCCAACGCTGCAATGGCTGCAACTACTATTCCAATCGGTCCACTAAGAGCAGTGAACACGGCTGACAATCCACCACCAGCACTTGAAAGGCCGCCAACGAATGTCATTAACTTACCAATTCCACCGACTAGCTTTCCACCGACTACAATAAGACCGCCAATAGCAGAAACAATCTTGCCCACAATCAATAGTGCAGGGCCAATTGCTGCGACCAATGCTGCAATCTTTATAATCTGTTTTTTCTCGGAATCATCCATTGCATTGAGCTTGTCAACAAACTTCTGGACTTCGCTCACAACATTTCGTATTGTTGGCATTAACAACTCACCAAAAGAGATTGCCAATGCTTCAATCTGTGATTTTAAAATGGTCATCTGACCAGGCAAATTGTCGAGCATTGTGTTTGCCATGGCTTCAGCTGAACCATTATACTGTTCAATTATTTCCTGTCCGCTTGCTAGTGCTTCGTTAAGCGGTACAACAGAACCATCAGCAAGTTTTGCAAAAGCCTGTGACGAATCATCAATTGCAGCCGTCAACTTCTCATAATCTTCTATTGAAGCGTTTGAGATTGCCAACAGACCAGCCATGGCCCTTGTTCCACCAAGCATTGCAGCGGCTCTTGCTTGTTCTGCTCCTTCAGCTCCAAAAGCTTGTTTGTTCAACTCTTCAAGAGCTGCATCATATTTCTTTTGTGTAATGGAGCCATTTTCAAGGCTCTCATCCAATAGGTCAAGCTGGAAGTTGTAATCTTCCAATGGCATGTTGATGTCCACCATGCTATCTCTCAAGGTGTCCATGATCTGTCTGAATGACAGCATGTTCCCCTCGGAATCCTGCAAGGAAATACCAAGTCGGTCCATAGCGGCCTGACTTTCCTTAGTAGGCTTTGCCATCCTCTGCATCATGTTTCTGAGTGATGTTCCAGCCATGTCCGCTTTTATTCCAGCGTTTGCCATCAAGCCAAGAGCAACAGCTACATCCTCAGCACTGTAACCCATAGCACCAGCAACAGGAGCAACATATTTGAAGGATTCACCCATCATGGCAACATTGGTGTTCGCATTTGAGGCAGCAGCGGCTAAAATATCCGCAAATCTACCTGATTCATCAGCTTGCATTCCAAAGGCTGTGAGTGCATCTGTCACAATATCTGATGTCGTGCCAAGATCTTCACCAGAGGCAGCAGCAAGATTCATTATTCCTGACAGACCATTTAGCATCTGGTCTGTTTTCCATCCAGCCATTGCCATATAATTCAAAGCTTCAGCAGATTCAGAGGCTGAAAACTTCGTAGTTTCGCCCATCTCTTTGGCTTTGGCTCTTAACTGTTCAACTTCTGAGGCTGTAGCACCTGAAACGGCTTGCACTTTACTCATAGCAGCATCAAAATCACCTGTGGTTTTAACTGCCGCTGTGAATCCTGCTACAATTGGCCCTGTGACATAGGTTGTCATTGTCTGACCAACTGCGGCTAACCTATCACCAATGCCTCTGATTTTTTCTCCGACTTCCTGTATCTTCTGCCCTGCAACTTGCATCTGTGTTCCAAGAACAGAAGAGGCTTGTCTTGCCTGAGCCTCAAGCTCTTTCAAGGCTGCTGTGTCAAGGTCAATCTGTGTTTGCAGATTCCTTGCAGCCTCACTATTTGCATCAAAGCCCTGAGTGTTTTTCATCTGCTCAAGGGCTTCCTTTTCCTTTTCTAGCTTCTCTTTTGTGGCATCTATGGCATTTGCAAGCTCAACCTGTTTATCTTTGAGAAGCGCCGAGTTCCCTGGATCAAGCTTGAGGGCCTTGTTCAAATCTCTCAGATTAGACTGAGTTGTGTGCAAAGCATGGTCAACATCAGCCAATGCCTTTGTCAGTTTGGTGGAATCACCATTTATTTCAATCGTTATTCCTTTGATTCTTGCTGCCATAGTCAACCCTCG